TTCACTAGTATGTTCATCTATTCCTAATTCTTTAATAGCCTCTTCTTTAGTTTGTTTAATATAAGGTTCTACTTCCAGATTCTCATCATAAGGTGCGAGTAATTTTTCAATCGACTGATCTTCTTCATGTAAAACTAAAACTGCAAAATGGCTCATTCTTTTTTCTCCTTGTTAATTCCAATCTCACAAATTTGTACAGCATCTTTCATTTGAACTGGTTGTCCAATATATGGGCAATCTTTACATTCTGGATGTGAAGCGCAGATTTGACGCATTTCTTGAAATACATCCTGAGATGAAGATTGTCCATTAAATCCCCACTGCATATTGTTTATGTTAATGTTCATTCTGTTTCCTCAAATTTAATTATCGCATCTCCAACGCTTTGAACCACATTTACTGTCATTGCATTGCCAGCTTGTTTATATAACTGACTATCTGAATTAACAAATTGTGCTCTCTCAAAATATTTATCAAACATTCCTTGTAAACGAAAACATTCTTTAGGAGTTAGTTTTCTTATTGCTATATAACAATCTTTAAAAGGATAGTAAATCGCATAAATTATTAATTCAGAAGACATTCTTACAAAAATTCCTTGGTTACATTCCTTTTTTTTATGCTCTTGATCATTTGTTATCCCAATAATATTATGCCCAGCTATAGTTCTTTTTTGATTTGCTCCAAATATTTTTCTTTGGTCATTAGCATTAAGACTATGTGCATTACCTGTTAATTCAGAAATAAAATGACCACCTATTTCAAGTGGAACAGTTTCTATATCTATTGCTACTTTAAGAGGTTCTTTGTAATCTGATGACCTTAAGGTTGTACCTATACCTTCAACCGATAAAATACGTTCTTTATCGTTTTTAGGATTACCTTTATAAAGTCGTGTATGACCAATAACTTCAATTCCTACTTTAGGCTCATGATTACCACCATTGCCTATTCCATTCAAACAAGGAGATATTCCATTTTCATCATAAATTCTACCATTACATTCATGTCCCAAGTCCATTTTTCCAATCACTTCAATAGTATGATGTCCACGTCCACCACCCCCAGCAGTATCAAGTGATTCTGTAATCCCATCAGGACTAAAAATTTGAAGATTTCTTCTATAATTCTGTCTATGTCCTAAAATGTTGATTCCGTAAATACTATCTTTTCTGTTTGATCCTTCGAAAGAAAGTACTTTTGAGGAATATCCTCCAAATTTTCTAAGATGTCCGATAGTGTAAACCCTTTCACGGTTTTGAGGGACATAGTCGGCGCTGTTAAAAAGTTGCCATTGGATATCATACCCAAGTGATTCCATTTTAAGGAGAATGGCAAGGTAGTCAAATCCTCTGTTGCTGCTAAACATTCCCTTAACATTTTCGTAGATAATCCAGTCGGGTCTATTTTCTTCTGTTTCTTCGAGGACTCGAAGGATTTCAAGAATAAGTCCAGACTCTCCTTTGAGTCCTTTTCTTTGTCCTGCAATGCTGAAACTTTGACAGGGCGCTCCAAAGATCCATATATCTGCTTTAGGGACATCTCTTCCTTTAAGGGTTGTGATGTCATTCCAATACCATTCTTCATTTCTATATTTCTCCTTCAAAATTTCTTTTTGTCTTTGTTTTTTGGTAAGTGAAGATAAGAATAATCTTTGTTCTTCTGTAATGAGGTGCATTGAAGTGTAACTAGCTACTGCATATTTATCATATTCACAAAAACCAATACATTTCATGCCAGATTGTTCAAGACCTCGCCGTCCACCCCCATATCCTGCAAAAAAATCTATAAAAGTCAATTGTTTTTTATTTGTCATATAATTTTCACCTGTTAAAAATGTCTCTCAAATGAATGTAAGCTATTCATTTGAGAGACCATGTATTTCAATTGTTTATTGTTACATTCCTTTAAATCCCCAACTCATCAGCACGTTCACGGAGATCATCAAGAATAATCACCATAGCTTGAATCTGTGACTTAGAACATTCCGAAACTTTACCACCACGACCAAGCGTCTGTTCAACAATTTCTGTAAGTTCTTCCATCTTACCTGCTGATGCAAATCTCTGTCCAACTTCCTGAAGAGCATCCATCGTTTCATCGTAATCATATGTCTCAGTAGTATTCTGCTCTTTCTGTTCCTGATACGTTACAGCTTTAACACCAGTCTTCTTTTCCATGCCCTCAATACCAATATTAACTGCTTCCTCAAATGCTTCAGCAGACCATACAGGAAGATATGTAGGAGTAGTATCAAATCTTGAACGAGCAAAATACCTATCAGTTTCTGCAAGATATGCAGACGAAGGAATTACTTTACCATCCTCATCCACACCATTACTTTCTACATAAATTACATAATCGACAAAATCCCGAACAGGGTCAACTGATCTTTTATCACCCTTGGGATACATTTTTCCATCTTTTTCCTGTGCGTGCCCAATAAAAATTACCGTATAATCACAAGAAAGAAGTGTATTTACAGTTTTAAAAAATTCCTTCTCATACGCCTGATAAAGATTGATTTTTCCGCCATCAATAGTATCTCCAAGTGTAAGAGCGCCTTTACCGATAACCGTTTGAATATATTCCTGACAAAGAAGGGCCGCCGCATAAAGTTCATCAATAATAATTGTGTCGTAAAGTTCACGAGCCTTATCTTTTGTAGCTTTTGATGTAAGCTGTTTTACGATTTTTTTCAAATCAGCCCATGCATTAACACGAATATAACTTACTCCACTTGTTGCATTAAGACCACTTTCAGTCGCAATAACAAAAGGCTTTGGCATGCGAACTGCCTGTGCGGTTTTTCCTGTTGAATTTGATCCGAAAATAAGAGCGGATTTTCCTGCAAGTCCTTTTGCAATTACGGTTTTTTGTGGATTAAAAATATCTACTGTTACAGCCATAAATTATTTCTCCTTATTCTTTATCGTTATTTGTCCCCAATAATATATATTATCGGGGACAAAACTAAAATCGTTTTATTATTGTATTTAATTTTATCTTACATATCCAGTTTCAGTGTGCGTCCATGTGCTTTTCCACTAGGAGTAGTGCCCCTGCCAACACCACCAGTATTACTGTTTTTAGCCTTATTCTTAGCTTCCTCAATTGCGGTATTTCTTTCAGCAATTGCACCCTCAATTGCACCTCTATCATAAGGAACATGATCCTTATCTGTCTCTTCATCACCGTCATAAGGCTCAGAACCACCAGTGACAATCAGTTCATTAATATATGTTCTGCGAACTTCCTTTTTGGGCTTACCAAATGCCACAGGCTTTTCAATAATCTCTTCAATGCTGTTATTAATAATATCGCCATAAAACTCTACGGTCTGTCCGGGTTCATAGGTGTTCTCACAAGCATCAGCCAAATCTTCAGGAACAATCAGATCAACAGGTTCAATTCCATTATATGTCGGCACCCAACCTGTGATTTTCAGTCGACCAGTCTCGCTCATCTCACCGTCTGCGTCTTTACCCATTTCAGGGACAATACTCTGAATAAACATTTCAACTTCAAATGAAGCGTCTGTTTCCAGATTTTCTATATTACGAATTCTGTTAAAAAAGCTTCCACGATAACCTACAATCTCATTACCATTCTGTCCCCTATAAGGATTCAGCTGACCATTAACACGAATGTAATCCGCATTTTCGTCTCCTACTTCAGCCACAGACCGAAACTCATTCATCACAGTAATAAGTCCTGCGTATGTCTTATTATCTGTTTTGTCATTCTTCTTCTCTTTTGAATAAACTGTAAATGTAATAAAATTCTTATCACTGGTTTTTACAGTAACAGTACCCTCAATATGTTTCTCGCCTGTCTTAGGGTCTGTCTTAATTTCCATTTTTTTGTCTGTTAAAAGTCCTACTGCTGTTGCCTTTGTGTTTGCCTGTCTCAAATTCGTTTTTGTTTCCATAATTTAATTCTCCTTTGTCCTTTGTTTAATTTTCTGTTTTCATTTTATCAGCAAGCAGGATCGCTTCAGCCATCATCTGAACCTTCTTCTGTCTGCGCTTCTCTGCACGCTTTTCTTTTTTACGTCTGATTTTATCTTCAATCCGTTTTTCTTCTTCTTCAAACTCTTTACGAGCCTTTTCAAGCTGCTCATTCCGTTTCATTACTTTAAGAGCGTCTTTAATTGATTTATTAAACATTGAATTACCAGTCTGCTCATCATTACTCATGAGACGCTTGGTAATGCAAATTCCGATTCCAACTTCCAGATTGAATGTATCATCTTTATTACAGATTGCCTTAGTCTGAGTACCGTCAATGAATGTTACAATAACTACCTTGTCATTAATAACTTTCACATCAACAATTTCTGGTACTTTATGAACTGTATGAAAAACTGGCTGACAAGTAAGTGATCCAATACAATTAGACCAATCAGCAATTACATTCCCTGCGTCTGTATCCATAATATACATTCCTGAAATTTTCATAGGTGTTTCTTTACATGGCATAATAATCATCTCCTTTTAAAATTAAAATAATCGTTTGTCATTATTAATATCTTCTATCCAATAAATTTCGTATTTAATTATATTTATTTGTTTACATTTTGGGCACATACACAATTTAGTGCTGTATGAACCACTATCGTCCCACCATGTTTCTACCCCCTTATCTTGTAATGAATAGGAATTATCACAGTTATCACACTGCATCAATTCCATATTATCTGCTCCCTTTCTACAAAGTACATTGACAGAAAAACTTGATCATCTCTCAACGTCTGTCTATATTCTATACATTTAATTTTCATTTGTCAAGAGGAATTTTTTATTCATATTCATATTCGTCCTCTTTATGTTCCTCAATAAACTTCAGTAATTCACTAGGCTTACCCACAAACAGCGGCTCTTCATTATCCCAATTTGTGACAACGATAATCAATACATCATCCGCATTTCCAGTAGCGCCATCGCCCATAGTTTGGATTACTTTGTAATTATAATCGCACCATTCTTCGGCATCCCATTCAGGGGAATACAAATACAAATAACCAATTCTATCTTTAAAATCATGGACATATTGTGCAGCCAGATCTCCAATCCCGTTTGCGTAATCATGCTCGTAATCAGGAATACCGTTTACCATAATTTTAGGCATCAGCCATTCAGTTAGTGATTTGCCAACACCTTCCAGATAACCATCATATTGTTGATACACCTGTGCTACTATTGAATCACCTGTATTAACTCTTTCAATAAATGTAATTGTGCTTCTTGTACCCATTAAAACACTTCTCCTTACAAATATTCTTTTATATAAATAACCTCACCGCCACTTGTAAATGTATATACCTCAACTTTTGCTAATCGATAATATTTTACAAAATAACGTGCCCTTAGACTGTGATTGACAGGAGTAATTAAAATCCAATCTGTACTATTTGCAGCTTTTATAATTCCGCATTTTTCAGTAATCATCTCACCTAATTTTCCATTATCTTGCAAACGATATACTTTCAGTTGATCATCGTCTTCATTTTTATACCCATATAAAATAATAGGCTTATTGCTTTTTACAGTAATCATTTGTGGTACTTTCATGATCTTTTCTTCTGTACTGATAAGTTCTCCAATTTCAATTTCATCTCTGTCCCCTAATTTTAATATAACTTTCTTAAAGTCCATATATCCCTCCACCAATATTCATATGCTTCATCTCTATTCATTCCACAGTAAATTCTTTTGCCATCTTTCCACACATGATATA